CGCCAACTACGCAACGGCACAAAGTCAGTCTGACATCATGAGCGACGTGCGTGCGATGCAGTTACTCGCAGGGGGTGTCTAATGGCATACACCATCACATACACCGTCGGTGGCACGTCGCTCGTGCTTAATGGATACGACGCCACGCTGGGCATGACGGTAAATTACCTTGGCGACCAAGGCTTCGGCATGGCATCGCTGCACCGTATCACACAGCGTGGACCACTCCAGCAAGGCGACAGCGACATCGACTTCCGCCTCGACCCGCGTGTCCTCCAAGTGCCGCTCTTCATTGATGCGACGACGATTGACCAGCACTACGCTGCACGGGCGAGGCTCCTCGCCGTCTTCACTCCGTCGAACGTCGTCGGCACCTTGACCGTGGCGACGGCAAGCTTTAGCCGAAGCATTGACTGCACTGTGCTAGGGGGACTGAGCTTCGACGTGGATGCCAAGGCGGGCTACGCCGTGCGTGCAGTGATTCAGCTTCGCGCCGCCGACCCGACATGGTACGACTCGACGCCAGTGACCTTGACACTCACACCGTCAATCGCCGGCACCGCCTTCGCTATCCCGATGGCGATACCGCTGACCATGGGCACGGCGTCAATCAACTCGACCACCACAGTGACCTATGCAGGGACGTGGCTGAGCTACCCCATCATCACCGCCGTCGGACCCATCACCGGACTGACCATCACCAACAACTCGACGGGGCAAGTCATCAGCCTCGGCGCCGTCGCCATCCCTGCCGGCACCACGTACATCTTCGACCTGCGCTATGGATATAAGACGGTCAAGACTACGGCAGGCGTCAACAAAATCGCCGACGTCACTGCGGGCTCGAATTTGGCCACATGGGCAATCGTCAACGCACCGACAGCGACGGGCGGAGTCAACTCGCTGTCCATCACATCGTCGGCATCGTCGTCGCCGGCTGAGGTCACTTTGACATACTACACCCGCTACATCGGGATATAGTAGAGGCTGGGTAAAATTTTTTTTTTCCGGATTTGGCTTTGTAATGCGGAATTTTTTTCTACTCAGAGACTGGGTAAAAAAAATTTCCGCCTATGGAGGACACAATGGCATCTACTGAACGATCACTTGGATGGGCGACGTCTGGCACGGGCGATGGTCCTGCCGGTGGCTATGACTCATCACGCTGGCGAGCCAATGCACAAAAATCGGACGGCACCGGCATCACACTCTTCGGGTCATATATGGCCATGTCGGGGCTCACGACATCCACGCTGACCATCGCCGACGGCGCGGCAATTATCAACGGCTACACCTACGAGACCAACGGCTCCGTCACCATCAGCACCTCGGGTCTGACGGGGACGTACAACGTGCTACTCGTCGCCAATAACACGGCAGGCACGGTGACGGTGACACAGACGGGCGCAGGTGGCACCACGGTCGCCGCGTCGACGATTCGCGCTGCCGTCGCCACCACGGCGCAGACCTCGACCATCACCACTGCCGTTGGCGCTGCCAATGTCATCACCTTGGGCACCGTCACGGTCGCCGCCGGTGTCATCTCGACGATAACGCCAGCGTATCCATTTAGCACATCGCTGCAAGTGCCGTCGCAGGTCTATGGATATATGGACACCACCGGCGTGCTGAATGTATCGACGGCGACGGAAACGGACATGGCAGGCTTTTCGGTCAGTGCGCTGTCAAGCGACGGCTCAATCAGCGTCAACACCACGACCGGCGTCTTTACCGTAAGCATCGCCGGCGTCTATCACGTCGATGCACGCTGTATCTGGGACAGCAACACCACGGGCGTGCGTCGCATCGCGGTGACGGGCACCGGCTTCACCTACTCGACCATGGATGTCCAATGGCAGTCGGTGCTGGCCACAAATCTGACCTATGGTCTGACCACCGTCGCCTCTGGCATGGTCTTTCTCAGCGCCGGTGCGACGGTCAAGGCATCGCTCTACCAGACCTCTGGCACGACACGCACCATCACCAATGGCAGCCTTAAAATCGTAAGGGCATAGCATGGCACCGCTGTACACCGTTCAGGTCTACAACTCCGCAGGCACACTGCAAGCCACCGTCGTGGACTTTCTGGCCATCAAGGTGACACGCATCGTCAACGGCATCGACGTGCTGGCGATGCGCCTTGGTGGCACGTCGCCGTCGGTGTCAACTATCGTCTATGGTGGCATCATCGAAGTGTATCGGCAGGACATCGAGGCGGGCATCGCCAGCTACAGAGAGTTTGCCGGCATCATCCGTGGCATCACGCAGACCATCACCGACCAGACCGTCTACGACATCCAAGCGGTGGGCTTTAATGCGATTCTCGCCGATCGCCAAGTCGCCTACTATGCAGGTGTCGCCAACAAGTCGCAGTACACCGCACAGCCTGCCGAGACTATCATGAAGAGTCTCTTCAATCAGAACCTCGGCTCGTCGGCGACGACCGCCAATGGTCGCTTTTTGGATGGGCGCTTGACCGGGGCGACGGCATCGGCGACGACCGGCGCAGGGACATCGCTGACCATCAGCGTGGCACAGATGAACTTGCTTCAAGCCTTGCAGCGTGTCCAGCTCAGTGCGAGCGGTGACTTCGCCGTGGTGTACACCGCCCCTGCGACGTGGGCGTTCAACTGGTACACGGGGCAACTCGGTACCGACCGCAGTGCGAGCGTCGTCTTTAGCATCGACAACGGCACCATCGGCAAGCTCATCATTCGCACCGCACGTATCGACGACGTGACCGCTGTGGTGGTGGCTGGGCAAGGCGAGGGATCGGCGAGGGCTATCGTCACCAGACCTGCGTCACTGCCGACGGGTCTTGGCCTCCGTGAAGGCTACGCCGACGCACGCAACCAAAAGACCACGGCAGAATATCAAGCACTCGGCGACATGGTACTGAGCAACGCCACACGCCAGCGCAGTGCGGTGGACGCCGTCGTCCTACAAAGCGATGCGCTACGCTACGGCAGAGATTACTTCTTCGGCGACCTCGTCGGCGTCTACACGGGGTCGGCGACGGTCACGCGCAAGATAGCCCAGATAGAGCTGAGTTTGTCACAGCAAGGAGCGGAGTCAATCAATGTCGGACTCATCCCTAACTAATGTCGCTGTCCGCACGGCATCAAGCGTCGCCGACCTCATGCGCCAAGAGCGACCCGCTGCGGCGATTACGCTGACGCGTAGTGCGACCCTCGCCATCACGACGGCGGGCACCGTCATCACGTGGCAGACGCAGACCCGTGGCCAAGGCATCACGTGGACGACGACGGACATCACGATACCCACCGCAGGCTACTACCTCGTGCAGACACGTATCGCCACGGCGGCGTCCGTGACGCTGGCAACGCAGGTCACTGTCAATGGGACGACCATCGGATACTTCGGCAATTCGTATGTGGCCACGACGTATCACACGGGCACGATCATGCGCTACTTTGCCACTGGCGACGTGGTGCAAATCCGTGTCGTGCCGTCGGCAAATACGACGATAAACCAAGCAGCGGAGAACACACTCACGGAGTCGCCCTTCGTCCACATCGCACAGTTGACGAGCGTGGTCACGTAGCATATACTAGGCGCATGAGCTTCCCCAGCTCCGGAGCATCCCCGCTCCACCAGCGTGGCACACCTACCCCAGTGTGTCACGCTGTGCTATAATGACAATGTCTCATTGGACACCCTTTCGAAGAGACTGCGCCGAGATTGCTCCCTCGGCGCTTCTCTTTGCCAAAAACACCGACCCCCACACTGTGCGCACAGCGTGGGGGTCGATGCCGTTACTTAGTGCCGTTGACGTCCGTATATTTCAACATTCGACCGTCGTCACCGTGCATCTCAGCAGACGTAGTATAGCACAGTTTTGCAGTCATGTGGCTGTAATGAAACTCGTCGAAAATATCAGGTAAATATCAGGTAATTCTCATAATTCTCGCTTGACAAGGTTATATTACTAGTGATATACTATGGTCATAAGGTTGAGCAAGAGAGTTCAGCCAGACGCCACGAAAGGGCAACGACCATGAGCAAGCAGTACCAAGTAATCACCGCAGCATCACTCAGCAACGGATTCGAGCGCGAGACGATTATCGTGACCGCCACCAGCGCACGCGAAGCAGTCACCATCGTCGCACAGGGTCGCACAATCAAGGGACAAAGCGGCGAGCTTAAGGTCAGCAAGGCTATGACCACAAGCATCACTCATGCAGCCTTCTGGGTTCGCAAAGCCGTCGGTGCCTACATGGGAGAAAAGTGGAGCGTCGCCGAAGTGGTCGAAGCCCCAGCCGCCGAAGTGGTCGAAGCCCCAGCCGCCGAAGTGGTCGA